ATATAATAATTGTAAGTCACATTGCTTTGCTTGTCAAGTTGTTTTTTTTTTTCAATTCTTCGTTTTCGTTAATTAGTTGAGTGTTGCGTTGTTTTAAATAGTTGTTTTCTTTAAAAATTGTTTTGGATTGTTCTACAAACAGTTCTTTTTGATCTTTGTGGAAATCTCTACTTCGTTCTAGTTTTTCTATTCTATCATCACACGTTTTATCTGATAGGTTTAGACCTAAACATACCATTAGTAGTGACCACACATTGAATAATATAATATATCCAATCATTCTTTTTCCTCCTATTTGTAAATATCCATCAATTTGATAATTTTCTGTAATAACTCTGCGTCTTTTGTTAGAAAATGAAAGCGTTCTTGGTGTAGGTTATCCAACCAATGAAAGCGCTTTTCTAATTCGTTTAGCTCTTCAATTATTGTGCGCATTTCTTTTTCACATTGCTCTATTTTGTTGTGTGTCTGCCAGTAACGTTGCGTGGTGTGGCTTTGCATGTTGTCTGGCTCGTTCATCTTCATTAATCTCTCTGTTGCTCTATCATGATACTTAGAGAGTCGTCTAAACTCTCTAAGTTGTAGGTACATGATTTCTGTGTAGTATTTATTTAACATATGCTACACCACACAAGGCACACAAGTTTTTCAACGTCCATTCTACATCTTCCTTAGTATGTGGGTTGCTGCATTCCATTTGCTGAACTTCTTTTGCCCACTCTTCGTCACATTCCATTATTTCCATATATCTCTTAACAAATAATTCCTGTAATTCTTCTACTGTGTTTTCTAGTTGTACGTAATATTTTGTCATTGTTGTTTCCTCCTCTTTATCTTATGAACTAAGTATAACATTACTATAGAACATTGTCAACTGTTTTATTGTTTTATTTTGATTCCTGTGATGTAAAAACCACTGCTAAGTCGTTTCTTTTCTACATTGTAACAACTCATGATTTCTTTGTCAATATTTTTTATTCCTCCTTTATTATCAATTGCAATCTCTTGAATTACTTTTTTATACTCTGATAATGGTACTCTATCTTGTTTGTTTCCTGTGATTACTATTTTATTATATAGTAGCTTTTGTTCAATGTCAAGTGTGTCTAACCAGGTTGCGTATTGTTGCATGATTTCGTGTGGTGTTCCAGTGAATGTAACTTGCATACATTAGTCCTCCTTTATAAAGGTTAGATGCGTTAGCAGTCTAGTTTTACTTGTGCGTTTTTCTTTTACGCCACATGTTTGTAGTTCCTGTTTAAATACTTTCCACTCATGAGCGTCTAGTTGACACGCTTGTTTAACGAATCCTAGTGGTAACATATCGTTCTCGTTTTGTGTTAGTCTGAGGTTGTGTTGGCTTAGTTTTGTGGATACATTGTTGAGTGACTCTTGTTTATTTACTTCATTTAACCAGTGTTCCATTTCTTGTTTAATTTGTTGTGATGTTCCTTCAAAGATTAGTTTCATAATTGTTTCCTCCTCTTTATTTATGAGTTAAGTATAGTCTATTGATGAATCATTGTCAAGTGTTTTGTTCAAATTATTGTAGAATGTCATAAAATGACGAAAACCAATGACATTCTACAATCGCTGTAACCCTTGATATGCTTGACTTTTTAAAAACCAATGACATTCGCTTTTTTAAAGAAATACTATAATATCAACGTTTGTAGAGACCATTGACGTAAAAATGTCTATTTTATACTTTTATATATTACGTTACTACATTATGATGTAATAACTATTTATATATAACTATATATAATATGTCAGAATGTCAATAACACAGTAAAACCCTTGTGGGAGTAAGGATACAGCGATTTTCCGTTTGTCATTCGTTTGTCATTAGTTAAATTATAAGTGCTATATCCATTGATATTAAAGCATTTTACTTATGACATTTTACGTCATTATTAAAAATAGCATGTTTTTAATTTGTTATTTAATTAATAAAGCCAACTGGTTTACTTAGCTAACACAGTATCCCTTATCTATGATATAATAGAAACAAAGAGGAGGAGATATAATGAAAGAAGTATTGACCACTATTTTATCAATTATATTTAGTCTTTCAATCATTATTGGTTTCGGTTACATTGCTATCTATTTAGGTATGAAGTTACCATATCAATTATTCCAGCAAGGTGAGTGGGGCTTTGCAATAGCACAACTGGTTATCGTATGGAGCTGGTTATTAGGAGGTGCTAGCAAGTGACACAAATTAATATCAAGTTAGACACTGAGAATAATGAATATAGTGTTACAGAATTCGAAAGTAAAAATAATCAACAAGGATTTAAAACAGATAGTTTAGAAGAAATTACTTATTATATTACTGGTTTATTGGAGGACTTAAACAATGAAGACAGACAAACAATTGTTGGCACTAAACAAAACAGATCTACTAAAAGAGTATCGTAATTTAGAAATTAAACTACAAGAAGTGTCAGCCAACACACAAGCGCCAACACTTGAAGAAGCTATTAAGATAGTAGAGGATAATAATATGATTGTACGTAAGAAGCAACACTACAACTTCTAGTAAGTATTTAATGATGAAAGGAGGTGTTTCATTTGCCATACATGTACTGCAATCAAGAAGGATGTAATGAGACAGTTAAGCTACCAGCACAATACTGTGCCAAACATACACCATTTGAACAAGACATCAAAGCATCAGACCTAACAATTAAAGTGGATGTGGATAAAGTTAGCAAGAGTATGAACACAAAGAAGACTACTAAATAATAGTAGTCTTTTCTTATATACAATAGAAGGAAGGAGTAACGCAATGCCACAACGCAAGTGTGCAGTGGCTTCATGCCGCAACTATGTCACGCTACCTGAGCGCTACTGTGACGCACATCAAGGGTATAACAATAGCCAATACAATAAGCTTGTAAGATACAACGAAGACAACAAGAAGTACAGTAACTTCTATCATTCAACCCAATGGAGGAACGCACGTAAAGCCAAGCTAATGGAGCAACCACTATGCGAGGTATGCATGGCACAAGGCAAGTACACCAACGCTAACATGGTTCACCATAAAATAGAATTAAGAAGTCCAAATGGATGGAAACATAGACTTGATTTAAATAACTTAGAGTCAATATGTTACGAGTGTCACAACAAGGAAGAACATAGCTACAGTTGGAAAAATAGAGGTAGGCAACAGCGCTAAATCAACAACCGCACAGCCAACATTATTTTTAGGGAGACCCAAAATGTTTTTACCCCCCTACCTTTTTATAACGAATTAATCGCTGCCCACTCTTCTTCACACGAAATTCTAAAAATGAAGTTTGAAAAACGTCATTTTCCCTCGTAAAACGTCATTAAAAGCTGGTTTCTTGTGTTGAAAATCAAGGCTTAACACTATATATAGTATGTTATTTCGCTTATACGATTGTTCCCCCTATAAACATGATTGAACCCTGGTTTCTTTACACAGGGTTCTTTTTATATGATATAATAAAGCTATATAAGGGAGTTAGCCGTTAACTCAAAAATAAAATAAGGGAGGTTACACAATGCCTGCACCAAAACCAGTGTACGTAAAAGATTTAGAGACTGGGCAGACACGCAAATTCAAATCACAATTCGCAGCAGATGATTTCTATAATAAGAAGCGTGGCTACTTTAAGGATATTAAAACAAAATTAGGCGGACGCAATCGTCACTTTGAAATTACAGAAGCACCAAAGGAGGATTAAAATGAAAAATTTAAAAGGTACTATCAAAACAGAGTATCGCACATATGTGCAAAGAGTGGAAGGCGCAACCCAAGCTCCACAATTCATGATTAATGACAAAGTCTACTACGTATATCAAATGGAAGAGAGTTACGTAACCTCAGGAATTCATGGTGAACATCACACATTAGAAGCACTAGTAGCTAGTGAGTTTAGTTATAGTGACGACCTACTACAATGGTTTAACCTACACATGAACTACCAAACAAACACTTGGAGTTTAACAAAAACAGAAGCACCAAAGGAGGATTAAACAAATGGCAAGACCACGAAAATTATTAAACGCTCAGAGTGGTAACTTGACCACTCAGCAACGAGAAGAGCGTGAGAAGGAGGAAGAAGTACTTTATAACTATGAGAAGTTAGACTTCAGTTTTTATCCACCAGGATTATTACCACAAGCTTTCAACGAATGGGATCGCATTGGCGCTTATGTAGGTGACTTACCTATTTCTGAATTAGATGTTAATACAGTTATTAGATATTGTAACTACAATTATTTATACGCAGAAGCAGTAGAGAAAGTAGCTCAGATGGGCGCAATTGACCCTGAGACAGGCAAAGCTAATCCCTGGGTAAATGCCATGAACTCATATTCAAAAGAGCTTAAAACGGCAACCAACGACCTGGGGTTAACAATTAACTCAAGAATGAAAATTATTCTTCCAGCAGAGAAAGAAAAAGAAGTACTTGACCCATTTGCAAAAATGTTTGAGGGATAACCTACACAAAACTAAATAGATGTGGTATAATAATTAAGTAAAATCACTGGCATGATTTTACAAAAAAGAATAAAATATTTTTCTATATAAGTGCTTATAAATATGTTAAGTAAATCAGAGAAACTTATTGGACTATTATTGTTTGGAAGACAGAAGAGGATAATTCAATAAGTCCTACATCATGCGTGGTGTAGGATGTACATATTAGGTGGCATCTAATACACCTCTCGTGACACCGCAAGCGAGAGTATGCTAAAACGTGTAGATACACTCACACTGTGACGGAGTTGGAAACCTTAACCGTCAGCGGTATCTAGATTGTGGTTCACCACACTCCACGGTAAAAAGGGTTGCTGTTTGGATATCCAATGAACAGTCGTGGACGGCGCACGTAAACGACCGCTCGCCACAGTATCTGGCGGATAGTGTGATAGTATAACCCTACGTGACGACTAACACACTTAAAGCGACCATACATTTGACGTAGGGCGTGTATATTCGCAGATACTAAACCCCCACTAGTCTAGCTAACTAGTGGGTCTTTTTTTGTGCTATAATATAAGTGACTAGCATAAAAGGAGGATACATAAATGTTTGATCCAGTACAAGATTATATAGATTTAATTGAAAAAGGATATGTAGAAGGTAAAAAATACATTGTTGAAGATGGTAAATATAAGACAATCAAAGTGGATATTCGTGTAGGAACAAAAATTAAAAAAGCTATTGAACGTCACCAGAGAGAGGTAGAGTTATCTAAGCAACCAGATTATCCCTATATTTATAGACCAGAAGAAGCGCTTCCAGTTATTAAATTTATGGAAATGCTACCTGACCCAAAGAGTCGTAAACCAATGAGGTTAGCTACCTTCCAAAAATTCATTATTGGCTTACTATATGGTTGGCGTAAAAAGAGAGATAATACTAGACGTTTTAGAAAAGCCTATATATCTCTAGCACGTAAGAATGGGAAGTCTTTAATCGTAGCTGGCATTGCCTTATATGAGTTTTTATTTGGTAAGAACCCAGCCGCCAGCCGTCAAGTAGTAGCGGCAGCGAATACAAAAGAGCAAGCAGGAATCGTTTTCAGAATGCTAAAATCTCAACTAATGGCACTACGTAGCGTATCAAAAGAAGTGAAGAAAAGAACAACAGTGCGTAGATATGATATTGAAGCTAGTGATGAATCAACCGTTAAGCCATTATCAAGTGACGCAGACACACTAGATGGATTAGATGTTTTATGTGGTATTTTAGATGAGTATGGTGAAGCTAAAGATACAAGCATTATTGAAGTATTAGAATCATCACAAGCGCAACAAGTAGAAGGCCTAATTCTAATGATTTCCACAGCAACAAAGAATCTGAATGGCCCAATGTTTACTATAGATTATGCATTTGTTGAAAAGTTACTAAATGACGAAGTTAAAGCGGATGCCTATCTCGCCTTATGTTGGGAAATGGATAGTTTAACAGAAGTGGATGATGAAGCGAACTGGATAAAGGCAAACCCTTTACTAGAAATACCAGAAGCGTATGAATCAATGATGGAACACAAGCGCAACTCACTTGACGAGTATAAAGGTAAAATGGATCTGTCAGGTTGGCTTACAAAAGAAGAAAATTTCTGGGTACAATCATCTAAAGATAGTTTTGTAACCAAAGAGGAATGGGACGCAGTGAAAGCACCTACTAATTATAATATTAGAGGTAGAAAAGTATATATTGGTATTGACTTAGCCAGAACTTCAGACATGACAGCTGTTTCATGGATTATTCCAATAGAAGAAGAGCACAAGCTGTTACTAGATACACATGGGTTTGTATCATCAGTAGGAGGCATTGACCATAAACAGTCAATTGATAAAATACCATATAGACAGTATGAGTCAATGAACCTCATTCATATCTCACAACGGGAGGATGGTCTGATAGACAGTGAAGAGATGTGTGATTGGATACGCGACTTCATAGATTATAATGACTTGCAACTGGTAGGTATTTATTATGATCCATTTATGATGGATAAAGCGTTGATTAATCTAAGTAAAACATATCCAAAAAAACTAATTGAAGTACCACAGAAAATCAACTATTTATCTTCACCAACAAGAGCATTGCGCGAGTTAATTCGTAGAGGTGAAGTAATGCACAATAATAATCCTTTATTGAATCGTGCGGCATATAACGCCATGATTAAAGAGTACAATGACAGCGTTGCAATTGATAAGCAAATAAACAGAAATAAAATCGACTCACTTGATGCCATAATAAATGCGATGAGTGACGCTCAATATCATGATTATGACGCTCCAACATTACAAGATTTACTAGATAGCGGTGAGTTTGGTTTTGGTTACTAATGCAACAGATGAGAGTATGCCTAAACAGCATACTTTTTTCTTATATTTTGTGTTAAAATAGAGTTAGAAATATCGCAAAAGGAGCGTGAAAACATGAAATTTGTTGCGGTTATTGTAGCTGTTTTGTATATAATTAGCGCAGTATTTATCGCTTTATCAGCGTTTTTAGTATCAAATATCATAGGACTATTCACCTGTGGTATATTATTCATGATACCAACCATTGTTTTATATCATGAAGCCACTAATTCAGGAGAAGGGAGGTCATAATAAATGGGATTATTCATAAACAACGGAAACCCAGTTACAGAGCAACAATTTATTGATTATATCAACACTGGTACAGTTTACACTACCAACTTTACAGGTCTAAAAGCGTTGACAAACTCAGACATTTACACTGGAGTGAACATCATTGCTGGAGACATTGCTCAAAGTCCATTCAAACCTGTAGAGACTACAACGATTGATGAAAGTTTGTTGCACATATTAAATAAAGAACCAAAGGAAAATCAATCGCACTACACCATGATGTATGCAGTGGTTTCAAACCTTATTCTAACAGGAAATGCATACGTTCTCATTCATAGAAATAATGATGATAGTGTAAAAGAGTTAGAATTTGTAGAAACACAACAGGTTAACGTCATCAGAGACTTGGCAACAGGTTTATACAGATATGAGGTTAACATGCCATATGGAAATATCATGTACAAATGTGACCCACGTGATATTTTACACTTCAAGTTAAGCACAACAGATGGCTGGTTAGGACGTTCACCATTACTATCATTAAATGACGAAATATCATTACAAACCAATGGGTTAAAAGTACTAAATAATTTCTTTTCCAAAGGTGTATTCTCTGGAGGTATTCTTAAACTACTAAATGGTGCAGTCAACAACAGTGCTAAGAAACAAATTAGAGATGACTTTGAAGCCGTAAATGGAAACGGTGGGGTTGTCGTGATAGATGACACGCAAGAGTTCACTGACAGTAAAATCAATACAGAAGTACTAAAATTAATCCAAGCTAATAAATTTAGTACACAACAAATTGCTAAAGTATTGGGTATTCCAGTAAGTAGATTTGGACAAGAATTAGTCAACTCATCTGACACAAGTCAGAATGATATTTATATTGCCAGCACAATTGCGATGTATGAGTCATCTATCTGTGATGAGATAAATCTAAAATTAGGAGTAGAGTTGGAGTTAGATTTATCTAAACTACGCCAAGATACAAAAGAGGATAGACTGCGTAGAATCGCAGAAGGAAGAGTTAAGTCTGAATTTGCACAAGCATTGACTGTAAATGACGCTCGTGGATACCTTGGCTTCACTGAGATTGAAGGAGGAGAGGCCCTACTTGGTCAAACACCAGAAACAACTGAAAATAAAACAGAACAGGAAGTGGATGTTAATGAAGAAGAACTTGGAGATCAGAGCCCTACAGACGCTGGAGAAGACAGAGGATAATGTAGTAGAAGGATACGCACTAAAATTTAATAAAGAATCACGTAATTTAGGTGGATTTGTGGAGACAATTTCACCAGAAGCATTAGACGGTGTAGACTTAACAGATGTACGTTGTTTCATGGATCATGACTCTAGTAAGTTATTAGGACGTACGTCAAGTGGAACACTACAGCTAAATGTAGATGACGTTGGTTTACATTTTCGTTGTGTACTTCCTGACACAAGTAATGGACGTGACGCAATGGAACTTGTAAAACGAGGCGACCTAAATCAATGCTCGTTTGGTTTCACAGTGGCTAAAGACAAATGGATAAAAGGTCAAAACATTATGAAGCGCTCAATTAACAAAATTGGGTCATTATTAGAAATTTCTCTAGTATCAATTCCAGCCTATGATGATACAGATGTGCGAGTTGCTACACGCTCATTAGAAGAAGCAGTTAATGAATTAGAGAAACAACGCTTAGAAGTTGAATTGGAGCTGCTGGGCTTGTAATTTATAGCCCACAACTTCTAATATGTATGCTATAATTAAAACAGAAAGCTAGTGAAGGAGTGAGATTGATTGAATCGTGAAGAGCAAATCAAAAAAGCACATGGTTTATTGTCAGAAGGCAAATTTGAGGAAGCACGTAGTTTAGTTGACGCAATTAAGAAACATGATGCAGAAGAGTTAGAAAATAAAGCTTCTGAAGAACAGCCTGAAGAAGATAAAATTGTTGAAGAAACAAAAGATGAAGAAAAAGAAGAACCAAAAGAGCCAGAAACAGAAAAAGAACCTGAAGAACAACCAAAAGATGAAGAAAAACGCTCATTAGAGCAAGAAGGAGAAGAAGAAAATATGGAAAAAGTAGTGTTAGATGGAAAAGAAATCTCTCAGCCAGAAACAGAAGTTCGTGGATTTTTAAATTATGTACGTTCTCACAACCCTAAAATGGACTTGCGAGCGCTTCCAGAAGGTGTTAAATCAACTGATGTAGGTGCTATTATTCCTCAAGATATTGTTACAAAAACAAAAACGTTACCTGAAACAGTTGTAGATTTACGAAACCTAGTTCAAACAGTAAAAGTAAGCACACCAACTGGTAAATACCCTATCTTGAAATCAACAGAGGCTGTAATGCACACTGTTGAAGAACTTGAAGCAAATCCAGACTTGGACAAACCACAATTTGAAAATGTATTGTATGATGTGGACACTTATCGTGGACAAATTCCAGTTTCTCGTGAATCTTTAGATGATTCAGATGAAGATTTGGGTGCTTTAATCGCACGTCATATTCAACGTATTGCATTGAACACAGCAAACTCTAAAATTGTTGAAAACTTGAAAACAGCAACACCTAAAACGGTTAAGAATTTGGATGAAATCAAAGCAATCATCAATACTGAGTTTGACCCAGCATATAACTTACAATTTGTAGTTTCTCAATCATTCTATAATGAAGTAGACTTAATGAAAGACAATGAAGGACGTTACATGTTACAACCTTCAATCACTGCTCAATCAGGTAAATCACTACTTGGTTTGAATGTGACAGTACTTTCTGATAAATTGCTAGGAGGTTCAGCAGCCGCTAAAGTAGCCTTCTTGGGAGATCCAGCTGCATTTACATCATTCTTTGACCGTAACGAAATGGCAGTTCGTTGGCAAGAGCATCAACACTATGGAGAAATTCTAGCCGCAGCTATGCGTTTTGACGTTAAAAAAGTAGACGCAGCAGCGGGTAAATTCTTAACTCTTACACCAGAGGTAAAGTAACAGGCGTTACTGTAACACCTGAAACAGCAAGCGTTAGAAGTGGGTAACACAGTTGCTTTAACATCAACTGTAGACCCTTCTAACGCTACTGATAAAACGGTGACATTTAAGTCAGCAGATGAAACATTAGCTACAGTTGACAATCAAGGTGTTGTAACTGGGGTTAAAGCTACTGAACCAGATACACCCGTTGTTATTACAGTAACGACAAATGACGGAAATAAAACAGACACTTGTGCGGTGACAGTAACAAATCCAGCAGGGTGATAACACTAAGAGAGGTGGGGCTCATGTCTCAGCTCTCTTTTATTATATGATAAAGGAGTGATAGAGTCAATGTTAACAGTAGCAGAAATTAAAAACAATTTACGTATTGACTATGATGAGGATGATACCTACTTAGAAATGTTACTTGGTGCAGCGCAACTCTATATTTTAGGCAGTATTGAAGTGACAGTGTTACCAGATGACCCAAAAACAAATACCTTAATATTCATGCTAGTATCATTATGGTATGAAAATCGTGTACCAGCTACAAATGCACTACAACAACAAGTACCATTTACTATCACAGCAATGATTCATCAATTGAGGGGGCTAAATCATGGCGAATATCAAGACATCAAAGTTGAATCAGCGGATTACACTACTAGTGAAAACGCGTTCACGAAATGAGTACTTTGAGTGGATTGAAACATGGAATCCAGATAGAAAAATATGGTGTTCCGTCAAACAGCAGTATTTTAAAGACTATCAAGACACTTACGGGACAACACTAGCTAATACAACAAACTTTATTATTAGATACGATACAGGACAACTGGTTTCAAAGTCTAATCGTATTGAATTCAAAGGTAAGCAATATAGAATTGAAGACATTCTGGAAGGTTCATTTGATAGAGACTTCACTACATTAGTATGCAAACAAGTGGAGGATTAACTATGAAAAAGAATTATGTTGATTTTAGCTCAGTCTACAAAGCTCTAGGTAAAACGGAAAAGCAATTTGAAAAAGCAGCCGTCAAAGCTGTAGAAGTAGCTGGAGAATATGCGTCAAAACAGTTGAAGACCAAGACACCAATTGATTATGATACAAAAACTCACATGAAAGACCACATCGTCTATAGTAAACCAACAGTAAACAAACCAGTTTCAGAAGTTGGGTTTGATAAGCAAGTAGCATGGAGAGCGCATTTTGTTGAATTTGGAACCATCAAGCAACCGCCGCAAGCCTTTATACAAAAAACATTGAAAGATATAGAGAGCAAAGTAGCAGATATTATTCAAAGTGAAATGATGAGGAGGCTGAAATAATGAAATTACCAATTCTAATGATTGCTGAGGTATTAGAAGAATCTATCCCAGAAATAAACTGGTTTGTCAATCAAATTGAAGAAGAAAAACAAGTAAATCCACCTTATCCGTTAGGACGTATTGTAGAGCTATCTGGTGACTATGTAGATTATGCCTCAGAACAGCCTAATTATCTAACAACAAGCGTTCAGGTAGATGTCTGGGTGCGTGATGTAAAAGAATCAAACAAGTACTACTTTTTACTTGATAAAGTTATGCGAGAGCAAGGTATTCAATGTGCATATACAGAAGAAACACAAGATCAGGATTTGAAAGAAGGACGCAGAATTATTAAGCGCTATGTGCTATCACAGCGTGTCTTGTAATTAACCACAAAACCTTAATAATGTGCTATAATTACTGTAGAAACAAAATAAAACAAAGGACGTGATTATTATCGCTTTAGTCGGATTCGAGAAAGCCATTATCTCTGTACCAAAAGTAGGCGGAGTAGGCGTAGACCAATTAGTAATTGATAAGACAGGTGGAGGTACAATTGAAGCAAGTATCTCAGGAATTTCACCAGACCAAACAACAGTTTATGCTTCAAACGTACCTATTTGGGTATCAGCGAAAGGTGTTGGCGAGTTAACAGCCTCATTAAACGTATTTGATCTTTATAAAAATGGTGTTTATGAGAAGATTTTAGGCATCACTCGCGATTCAGAAGGTATTGCATCAGTTGGACAAGATACGGAAGCGCCTTATGTATCAGTGGTATTTGTATCAAGCACCGCAGATGGTAAGAAGATGTTACTTGGGTTGACAAAAGGACGTTTCTCACATCCAGAACTAGCACTAAACACATCAGAATCAGGTGGAACAGAACCAAACACAGAAACAATTGAAGGTTCATTTGTAACTGACTCACGTGGGATTGCTTATATGAGTGGTGTGGAAGATGGTGAGACTTTAACACTAGAAAAATTCATCAACAAAGTAAACAACGTATTAGCGTAATCACTAAACCTAGTCAATTAAGACTAGGTTTTTTGTTTGCACAAGTAAGTGAATCTATGTTATAATGAACTAGTAAAGAATTTAAAAATTGGAGGAATTGAAATGCTTACATTAAAATTAGAAATTGATGGAAAAATAAAAGAGTTTAAACAAAAATCAATCAAAGTGCGGGCTATGCGTGAAATGATGAAATTCCAAGCACGCATGGAAAAAGTAGAATCTGGTGAGGATAAAATGAGTCCACTAGAGCAAATTGACGCAATGGTTATGTTAGTAGCAGATGTATTTGACAACCCAGAAGTAACATTTGAGTCAATTATTGATGGAGTTGACGCTGATAAACTAGAATCAGTGTTAGGTGGCGTATTTGAAGCTATTGGAGGCGGTATGGCTGAACAGCCAAAAAAGGTGAAAAAGACCTCTCAGAAATAAGCTGGGAGGAACACATAGAAGCAATGGACAAGCTGTACACTGACCTTCTATCCAGTGAGTCTGGAGCGTGGTCTCTATCAGAAATTAACAATGCTGACTATAATTTACTAATGGAGTTATTTACAAAAGACAATAAACCTAAAAAAGAAAAACTACAAGACCCAATAGATTTCTTTGGTACATTTATGAGTCCACAAGATATGGCAAAAGTAAAAGGTGAGACACTTTAGCACACCGCTAGAGTGTCTCTTTTTATGTTATAATAGATTAAGAAAGCAACCAAAAGGAGTGAACTTGATGGCACAAGATAGACCTATAGGAAATATGAAATTTGGAATCGGTTTTGATGGGTATGATGAATCCATTAATACATTAGACAAATTAAATAAAGCCTTAAAACAGTCAGAGTCAAGCATGAAGGCAACCATGTCAACCTTTGATAAGGCTGGTGCCTCTGCTGAAGACCTGTCACGCAAACAGCAAGGGTTAATTGATACTACAGAATTACAAGCAAAGAAAATACAATTATTGGAAAAACGTAGAGAGGACTATATTCAAACCTACGGAAAAGAATCTAAACAAGTAGCTAATGTTACAACTCAAATCAACACAGCTACCGTTAAATACAACAAGCTATCAAAAGAACTTGATTCAACAAAACAAGCTTACATTCTAGCTAGTGCTGGTGTGGATAAATACGCTTCCGCAATCAAAGACAATGAAAAAGCAATGAATGATGAAATTAAAGCCTTCAAAGAAGCTGGAGATAAAGCTGGAGAGCTTGAAGCAAAACAACGCGGACTAACAAAACAAGCAGAGTTGACAGAGCAAGCCATTGAATCACAAAAACAAGCAATCAACAAAATGGCGCAAGAGTTTGGCGAATCATCAACGCAAGTAGCACAAGCCCAAGCCAAATTAGAAGACTTCAAACGTTCAGCAAAAAATACAGATACACGATTAGATGGTGTAACTAACGCACTATCTGAGTTGAAAAGAGAAGCCTCAGAGGTAGATGATAAAGTAGATAAAGCTGGAGACGCACTAGAAGAAGCTGGCAAACAAGGTAATAAAGCAGAAGATGGTTTCAAAAGTGCTACTAAAGAATTTAGTGCATTGGCTACAGGGTTAGCTGTTTCTATATCTACAAAAGCACTGGATATGGCGATTGAAGCTGCAGACGCATTGAAAGAATCATTTAATGAAGTAGTGGAAGCCTCAAATACATTTCAGGGTAAAATGGGAATCACGAAAGAGGGATCTAAATACTTCCTAAATTTTGCGAATGAGTTAGTAAAATCAGGAATGGTAGACTCCTTGGAAGAAGCTCAAGAGGCTATCACACAAGTCTATCAAACCGCTGGGCAAAAGGTTTCACCAGAGGGTATGAAAGAGTTAACTAAATACGCCATTTCATTTAGTAAAACATTTGATACAGATGTAAATGAGACCATGCGTGGTGCTTCACGTATGATGGAAAACTTTGGAATTAGTGCGGAAGAGGCTTTTGATCTGCTAACCGTAGGTGCACAAAATGGATTGAATCAGTCAAATGAGTTAGCAGATAATATGGCTGAGTACTCCCAACTGTTTGGTCAAATGGGGTTTACAGCGGATGAGACATTCAGTTTACTTGCAGCTGGATTAGACGGTGGAGCATATAACTTAGATAAAGTCAATGACTTAATTAAAGAAATGGGAATATCACTAACAGACGGACGTTTTGAAGAAAATGCAGATATGTTCAGTGAAGCAACTAGGAATCTATTTAATGAGTGGAAAAATGGGAAAGCTACTCAGGGAGCAGTAGTTAAGAGTATGATGAATGACTTTTCCAATATGGAAGGTGGATACGAAGCCCTTAATAAAGCGGGTACCGTATGGTCTGCTCTAGGAGAGGACAATTCTCTTAAAGTAATCAAAGCAATGGCAGGAGCTAGTAGTTCATTTGGTGACGCAGACGGTGCAGCAGAAGAGTTAAATAACACCATGACTAATACTACAGCATGGGAAGCTTTCACTAATGGGGTAAAAGGAACGATTAACTCCATTGCCATATGGGCGCAAGAGTTCTCTGGTGGAATGACAGAGCCAATTGAGAATTTCTTTAATAATACATTACCTAATGCTATGACAACATTAGATGGCTTTTTCTCTTATATTGGTACATTCGCCTCAAATTTAAAAGATGTTATTGGTAAAATGTGGTCTGGACAGGACACAGTAAGCGACCAACATATTTTAAATATAATGGGGTTCAGTTGGGAAAGTATCTGGGCGTTAGATGACTTCATTACACAGGTTAAGGAGAAGGGTGAAATATTAACCCAGTATATTAAAGGTTTCTGGCAGTTATTTACTGGTGATGAAGCTACCCAAATGCAAGGGTACTCCTTACTCCGTTCATTAGGGATGAGTCAAGAAGACATAGAAGCACTGGAAACAGCGAAAGAAAATATTAAGACTGCTTTTGATTCTGTGAAAGAGGTAATAATAAAACTTCTTGAAGATGGCTTGGATAAAATGATTCAATCCTGGAAAGATTTAGTTAAGATTTGGGATGACAAGATTGCACCTGATTTATTACCTCTGTTCCAACAGTTCTCTGGATGGTTGGACAGACTCAGTGGAGATTTAGCCTATATATCTGGCGCGCTTGATAATTTTGGCGCATCAGGTGAACGGAACAGTGGCGTTGTAAGTACAGCCTTCTCAGTATTATGGGATATTTTAAAATTAAAACTGGGTCTGATTATGGCAACAATTGAGACAACTATGATTATAATATCAGACACTATCAAGATTTGGACTGATATCTTCAAAGGTGATTGGGGTAAAGCATGGGAAGATATTAAACAGATGTATGCTCGTATTGGGGATGCGATTTGGCAGAACATTAAAAACACGTTCTTAGGTAAAATACTTGGCTCAATAGGTGAATTCTTCAAAAAAAATAAGGAGATATTCCAAGCTATTTGGGACACGGTAACGGGTATTATGAACCTATTACCTAACTTTATGTGGAACCTATTTAGTGAATTACCTAATAGAATTGCCAAGGCATTTAAAGGTGGTAAGAACGTAATTGTTGAGGCTTTTAAAGGCGTATTCAATGCGGCACTAAAAGCAATTGGTAAGCCTGTTAATGGTATTATCAATGGTGCCAGTTGGGTTCTTGAAAAATTAGGTGCAGAACCTCTGACAGAATGGGATGTGCCACAATACGCTACAGGTACACCAGCAGGTGGGCACCCAATTAACGGACTAATGATGGTTAATGATGGACGTGGAGCAGAAACAGTCATTACACCAGATGGTAGAGCATTTATACCTAAGGGACGTAATGTAGTGTTGAATGCACCAAAAGGAACGCACGTCTTGACAGCAGAAGAAACAGCCCAGCTTCAAGGTTCAAAAGCACCAAAATATCATTACAAAAAAGGGACAAACTTCTTTGGTAACCTGTGGGACAGTGTGAAAAATGTTGCTGGTAATGTAGGAAACACACTTAAAAATGTAGTAGGTGATGTGTGGGACTTCATTTCAGACCCTGGTGCGTTAGCTAGAAAAGTACTGGGTGGTTTAGATGTATTAGGTGGCTTAACAAAATATCCATTAGAGGTAGGTAAAGGTATTCTATCTAAAGCAACAAGCGCACTGACTGAAAAGATTACTGGTTTGTTCTCATCTGGTAACCTAGATACATCTATAGGAACAAATGGGGTCTATAAATATTTAGCAGATGTAGCTAAATCTGTAATGAAGAAATTCCCAGGGTTTATGGTAACATCAGGATATCGTGAAGGAGATCAATATTCGCATGGTAAACGTAACGCCATTGATATTGCCCTCCCTGGTGTCACAGGCGGCTCACCACGCTACACAGAAGCAGCAAACTATGCTTTTGATAAATTTGCTTCTAAGATTGGTTACGTAATCACTAATGGTAAGGTTCGTGACCGTTCAGGACAATCAGGTCAACCAGCAACTGGTGCATGGGAGCCATGGCCAGCTGGAGACCACTACGACCATGTGCATTTAAACGGTATAAAAGACCCACAAAACACTCAAATCTCAGGTGATAGCGTGGGAGGTAGTGGTGTAGAAAGATGGCGAAATGTAGCAATCAGAGCATTGAAAATGACTGGTCAATACAGTACTGCAAACTTAAACGCATTACTAAACCAAATGCGTACAGAGTCAAATGGTAATCCTAAAGCGATTAACTTGTGGGATCCAAACGCTATGAAGGGTACACCATCAAAAGGGTTAATGCAGGTGATTGACCCAACATTCAGACAGTATGCAATGCCTGGATTCAATACTAATATCTATGACCCACTAAGTAATATTCTAGCTTCTATCAAGTATGCACTAGCAACATATGGTTCATTAACAAATGCTTATCGTGGAGTTGGCTATGAAAACGGTGGAATCATCACGAAAGAACACATTGCAAGAGTTGGAGAAGGTAACAAGGAAGAAGTAGTTATTCCACTAACTGGCTCTGGTTTAAAACGTTCAAGAGCCATGCAACTATTGGCATATGCCAATGAGAAGCTTAATCGCAACCAGTCAGCACCAGTATCTGGGACTACATCAAGTACTAATTCTGACTCTAACCTACAAGTTGTCATTGCTCTAATGCAACAACAAAACGAGTTACTAATTAAACTGTTAGAAAAGAACACTGATGTTCTATTAGATGGTAAGAAATTAAATCGTGAGTTAAAGAATATAAACAAAAATGAACAAAGAAATACAAATCGTGCACTAGGGTTAATTTAATAGTTATATATAAAGGTGGTTCACAGCCACCTTTATTTGTGTTATAATGAGAATATAAAGAATTGAGGAGTGAGAAAATGCCTAGTAATTATGATTTTTTAAGAACATTCACGTTTAATGGCCAAGAAACAAATCATTTGTTTCAGATTGCAAAAGTAAACATTCCGTTCATGAGTAAAGAAAACGAGTTTTTCACCGTAGGTAATACAGATGGAAAACATTTCAGAAACACACGATTGGGAGACTATAGTATTTCAATTGACGGATTCATTATTAAAGATAATACAGGATTAGATGTTTCAAGCGCGTTAGACCAGTTGAAGTTAATTATTAACAGTGATGAACCAAAAAAACTGATTTTTGACATCTTCCCAGATAGATATTTCAATGCTATTTTTTCAGGAGTGCAGGAGTATGATGCAACTGATCCAAGATACACACCTCTAACACTGGTTTTTGATGTACCTGACGGATTAGCTCATCAAATAGAACCAAATACTTTTACGAATGTCTATTCTACATCAAGAAACCTTATTTTAGATTCTGAGTATCAGAAAAAGGATGTGTATCTACATCAAGGAGTTAAGTTAGCAGAAGAAAGACACAATAGATCGGAAGAGCGTCGTGTA